ATATGGAGTGGAAGGTCAAAGAGGTTAGGGAAGCAGTAAACGCTCTTGAGAGCGCAATCTACGACCTTGTAGAACCATTTGAAGATAAACTCAGAGATATTGAGAATGAACACGATGAATTAGAGTGGGAAATCGAAGAAAAAGAGGAAATGAGCTGTTGACAGTGACAGCTCTTTTTTCGTAAGCTAGCCCCATGATGAGAAATAAAGGAGAAAATATGAAATTATCTGAAATGGTGGTTGAAGTCAACCAAGAACAAGAACTGCTTCAATTGTGTGACAAGTTGTGTGAAGATTTACACAAAGCACATATCGAACAGTATCCTACTCTTACAGATACGGGTTACACTTACAAAGTGTCTCGTAAATACATTAAAATAATCACCACTGAAAAAGGTCAAAATAGGTCTGTGTGGGGATTCATTAACAAGAAAGAATGGACAAAAGGTTTAGCGGGTATCACCTTCAAATGTGGTGACGTTCTAAAAGCTGCTGGGTGGGCAACTCCCGCTCTTAATGCTCCGAGAGGAAATCTTTTTGACGGTTATATGATAACGGGAATGCGTAAGTATGGCCCAGACTACTTGAGGTAAACTATGAAAGCACTATTAATCACAACCCAAAATTTAGAGAATTATAATTTGGACGGCGGAAACGCTTGGAAGTTCAAAGGTGGTTCTGATTACATTGTGTCTTTCGAGACCGAAAAATTAATTTACGAAGAAGACGCTTATGGTAAGGGTCTTCATTCGTATTATGAAGCACCCGAAGTTTCGGAAGCTTCTATCATTGCAGTTATCAATCAAATTGGTAATGCTGGTTCAGAAGGGTATCAATCCTATGTTAGGAATGTTGAAGAAGTCTCAGTTGACCACGTAACTGAGGACGAAATCAGATTTAAAGATGAACCCGAAGCACTTGAGTTATTCAGTGCGGAAAGATTAACGTGGACAGAATTACAGGAGAAACTATGACAGCACGTATAGACTTAGCAATTAATTTGCTCAAACAGAATTCCGAGATGTTTGATAAACAAACGGAAGTCAATAATCAAATCACCGAAATTTTAGCTTCGGTCACTGACAAATTAGACTACCTTGAATCACGTATATCAGATATCGACTCTGCTACAAGTGGTCTTGAATCTAGTATCAGTGGAATCAGTTCCGAAATCAGTTCATTGGAAAGTGAAGTGTCTTCGGTTTACTCAGAGGTACAAAGCATATCATGTTAACCTATCTTAAAGAAATAACTGATTGGAGCGACAGCGGTTGCAACGTTCCAAATCATACTTACATATTCAATGAGAAAAATCAAAACGTTGGATATATTAAAACGGGAACTAAAGAAGAAATCTTTTTCAAGAAACCTTCTAAGTTATTTTCTAAAGCAAGACGTAAGTTCATTAAACTGAAAAGATAATGTACATTCCCGACTTTCAATTTGCACCTATCGAAACCAAAACCGTTCACGGTGGTATTCAACACATATTCAAATTTGACAATGGATACGGTGCTTCAGTTATCAGACATGAAGGAAGTTATGGTTACCATAGTGGACTATGGGAAATAGCTCCTTGGGACTCAGACCAAAAATTTATAGGTCAGTCTTTACTAGAATGGTATGACGATGTAGAAGGTCACCTTCCGTGGCAAGACGTGGAAAAAATCCTAGAGGAAGTTAAGAAGTTATGAATATATTCTATCTAGATAAAGACCCTGTGGCTGCAGCTAAACTGCACTGCGATAAGCACGTAGTCAAAATGATTATTGAGTATGCTCAAATGCTATCAACTGCTCACCGAATGTTGGACGGTACTCAATACACCGATGCATCGAGTGGACGTAGAATTCAAAGGTGGAAATTAGATAACTCAAACATGGACGGTGTCTTATATAAGGCAAGTCATATCAATCACCCTTCTGCTATATGGGTACGTGAGAACGCAATTCAGTATCAGTACATGTATGATATGTTTGTTGCATGTTGTGACGAATACACATACAGGTATGGTAGGATACACATGACAGACACTAAGTTGCGTGAACTCTTAAACGAATTACCAAAGAACATTAAGTTAGGTGTATGGAAAGAACCACCACCTGCTATGCCAGATTATTGTAAGGTTGTTGGAAACAGTCTTTTATCGTACCATAAATACTATGCAAAGGAAAAGAAAGATTTTGCGAAATGGACTCTGAGAGAAGTCCCTACATTTATGGAACAATATGCCTAGTTACGATTTTTACAATTCAAAGACCGATGAAATCGAAGAACATTTTATGTCCTATAAAGTGTTAGATGAATTCAAAGAAAATAACCCACACCTAGAACAACGAGTAACAGCTCCCAACTTTGTTGGCGGAGTAGGTGACCGAGTTAAAACGGATGCTGGTTTTAAGGAAGTGCTATCTAAGGTTGGTAGCAAGTTCCCACATTCACCGTTAGACAAAAAAATGAACGGTGTAAGTATCAAAGACCAAAAGACTAGAGAAATAGTCGAAAAGCATGTAGACATACAGAACAAAAAGAAGTAAAATAGAGTAATGACACAAGTGAGTACACAACCACTGTTAGATATAACAGACTTAGAACATTTAGACCTTCAAACTGTTTCAGAAAATGGACAACGTTTCTATACTGATACAGAAGGTGCTAGAAAATATCCAAGCGTTACAACAGTTGTTGGTTTGGAATCACGTAAACATATCCAAGCGTGGAGAAAAAGAATTGGTGAAGAGAAAGCAAATAAGATTACCAAAGCTGCTACAGACCGTGGAACTAAAATTCACCAACATGTAGAAGACTACTTGCGTAAGGAAAAAGACTTTCTTGAATTCGATAATCTTATTCATGAAGGAATGTTTAAAAGTATTCGTCCAGTGTTAGACGAAATTGTTCCGATTGCTTTAGAAGCACCAATGTATTCTGACATATTAAAAATGGCAGGACGTGTTGATTGTATCGGAATGTTAGAAGACGAACTATGTATCATAGACTTTAAGACTTCTGGCAAGTTCAAAGAAGATTACATGGCAAGACCGTGGTTTCTTCAAATGACTGCTTATGCCACAATGGTAGAAGAACTTACAGGTCATGAGATTGAAAGACTCCATGCACTTGTTATGGTAGAGAGTGGACACTTTCAACTTTTTTCAGCAAACCACGAGGACTACATTGACGATTTAGTTAAAGTACGTACTCAATATACTAACCTATACGGAATATAATGTTATCAAAAAAAGAATTTACAGAACAGGTAGAAGTTCTATTAAGTAAAGGTGCTACTGTCATGGACGCAATCATTAAAGTTTGCGAAGTGAATAAGATAGAACCCGAATCTACCAAGAGATTGCTAAGTGACCCACTCAAACAAAGACTGGAAGCAGAAGCAAAGAAATTAAATATGGTGAATCGTGGAAACAATTCACAAGCGTCATTAACAACATTTTTTAAGTGAGGTAATTATGAAGAATGGTGATATAGTTACGGTAGTAACCGTAAGCGGAGAATACGTAGGTAAACTTTCCCTATTGGACGGAAGTTTTATTACGATAGACGAACCTAGAATGATTCTATCTAATCCCGAAACAGGACAGATGGGTTTCGCTAGAGGAATCGCAGTAACAGGAGTTGAAAATCCTAAAGACGTTACATTTACGAATGTAGTATTTGTAACACCGACTAATGATAAAGTACGTGAGGCGTATCAAGAAGCGACAAGTTCCATTGTCACACCAAGCACACCGACATTAGTCAAGTAGATGTCTTCAAGAGAAGGATTTGATGCATATCAGTTATACCTTGGGATAAAGTTACATTTTCATTCCAAGGATTATGACTTTGTCAAATACAATGGTGTAGTCAAAGCAGATTTAAATGCCTTCATGCGAAGGAAAGATAAGTTTCATTTTGGTAAACTCTCTAGAACATACAAAAACGAATTACAAGATTTCTTTATAGCAAACCTTTCTCAACAAGACTATTGGGTAGGTGACCTGTTAGATAAAGAAGCAGACCGAAGATATAAGAAGTGGAAGAACAACAAACAGAAACTTGCATATCTTTTTAACACAGAAGTATCTACGCTACTTAAAACATTTAAAATCGATACCATACTTAAAGTAGACAACGGACAACACCCTAGACTATTAAAGTCTTACATGAGTAAGAAGGTATCGTTAGAAACTTTGTGTATTATGGATTCTATTATAGGGTTCAGCAAAGATTGGGAAAGACTTATATCAGAGAAGGTTGTTTATCCCGACATACACATTAAGATAAACAAATACAAGTCATTTATACATTATGACCATGACGCATACAAAATGAAGTTACTAGAATTATGCTCACAATAGTAGGAAACGGAACAAACAGAATAATGCCAACTTATGGTGAAGATAGGTTTTGGGGTTGTAATGCTTTTTATAGAGACGCAAATCCCGAAATACTTTTTACTGTAGACATACCCATGCAGAGAGAAATAATAGAATGGGGTTATGCAGAAGCAAACAAAGTTGCGGTTGGAGATTGGGAAGTTATGCCAATCGATATGTTAGAACCATTAAGAACGGGGTTTACAGATACTAAAATACTAGAATCGATTTCGCCCGACAGTGAATATTTGGTAGTACAAGGAGACGATGAACTAACCACGTTTCTTGGCTTAAGCAGCCCCCAAATGCAGAACATTATTATGTATAATAATCCCGAACTCAAGAACCTCTTTTGTGGAATGAGTGCACTAGGATATGCTATGCTTAATGGTGAAAAGGAAATCACATTGACTGGATTCAATGCTTTGGAAAATGATGATTATTCAAATCAATATGAAGGCACAGAGAATTATTTACATAAATATAGTAGTGATAGCAGAGTCTTAAGTGCTCAGCAATCACAGTTCATTGCTCTACTAAAAGAGTTTGAAGACGTTAACGTTTTTTTCAAAAACCCTCTTACAGGAAATGTAAAAGTGGAGTATAATGAATTATATTATTATGAAAATAGTGAAAGGTGGATTCTTGGTCAAGGCTTTGAATCCGATACAATGCGATAAAATGCTAATACAATGCAATACAATAGGAGAATACAATGTCAAATGCATCATTAGATAAACTGAGAGCGGCTATGGAATCCGCATCAGCGCCCAATTCGGGAGAAAAAAAGTCCTACAATGACGACACTATGTGGAAGCCAGAACTTG